GTCCGTTATTCTTATCCAAGAGCCCTATGACACATCCAGCGGTCAAACTGTAAAATATAAAACAGGTCAACCGATGGGTGCGTATAGTTCTTGGGCCACTTTTGCCCTGACACACCACATAGTGGTGCAATCAGCAGCTATGGAAGTCCAAAAATTTCCATTTACTAACTACGCCTTATTAGGCGATGATATAGTAATAAGTGACCAAAGCGTAGCATTGCAATATCGAAAACTAATGTCAGAACTAGGTGTAGAATTTTCAGAAACGAAAACAATAGAATCAAAGATTCTTTTTGAATTCGCTTCACGTATATTCCTAAAAGGGGAAGAAATTTCTCCCTTCTCCTTAAAAGGTTTACATGAAAGTTCAAATCACCCTGCTATGATAGTAGAGTTCATTAGAACAATGCAGACGCACGGATGGAATTTACTTAGAGAGGGTAACATACCCGGCCAAATTTCAACCCTTTTACGTTTATTAGGAAAACCAATGTTTACACGTTGGCGTTTTCTAGTAGACGTCTTCTACCACCTGCCTTTACAAGCAGTTATTAAAAATGAGAGTGGCCTTCCGGCCTTCAAGTTTATGGATAATATATCGTGTTTCCAGAATCAACACATCCCTTTATTAAGGGATGCCTTGATCGAGGAGCTACGATCTAGGGTAGAAAAGAGAGTAGATGAAATATCAGAATTACATGCGGAGTGGGCTATAGCCCTACCCATGCTTTCTGAGTTCATCAGGAGTGACGCTGGCGACATGCCCATAAGTCCTGCTACAATACCTGTTATAGGTGTCTGGCACAAGCTCAAACGCGAAGCGAGAGAGCTTGCAAACCAAATGACATCATACTATGACGACCCAGATCAGGATATACCACTAGAACAGTGGGTATCAGATCTTGTCGGACTTAGTAACACCCCTAATATTAGTAAGGTGTTAACAGAACGTAAGCATAAACAGATAATCCTCATTGCGTCATCGCTTATTACAAAGGCCCTAAAAAGGGCTCAGTTACAAGGATTTGGTAATGAAGAATAGGGGGTTTATCCCCCCGGGCACCCGTTTGTTTAAACAAACG